GTGTGCACTCATCTTCAACGTCGTGGTGGTCGGTACTACCTTCGTCGGGCCGTCCCGCAAGACCTGCGCGACCATTACGGCAAGCGCGAGATAACCAAGGCACTGGGCACCAGTGACCGCCACACGGCGGCAGTGCTGTGTAGACGGCTCGGGCTGGAACTGGATGACGAGTTCAGACGAGCGCGTGCGCAGAAGCCTGTGCTGTTGGTACAGCCTGTCCTGCCCGATCCCGCACAGCGGCCCGTACAGGCTCTACAGCCGGTTATCGCACCTGTCCCGGCACTTACCCTACCCCCAGAAACAAGAATGCCGCCAGAGGTCATTGATGCAGTCGTAGAAGCTACGACGCTCAATGACTTGGCGGACAAGTGGGAGATGGAACGACAGCCGGACTGGAAGTCGGTAGCGGCCACACGACGTGCCATCCACCGGTTCACGGAGATGGTGGGAGACATCCTGCCGCATGACATCACGCGGGCGCACGTCGTGGCGTTCAAGGATGCACTGCTGGCGTCCGGCCAGACAGGCGTGAACACCAATAAGTACCTAACGGTACTCAACGTGCTGCTGAACTTCGGCGTAGCCAATGGGGAACTAGAGTACAACCCGGCTCAAGGCGTGAAGATACGAGTCAAGCGCGATGCCAAGGATGCCCGACACCCATTCGCCCTACCTGACCTACAGGCGATCTTCGACGCGCTGCCGCCGTACGTGGGCTTGTCCGTGCCGAAGCACATAGGACGCGATGCCGCGTACTGGATTCCGCTACTGGCGCTGTTCTACGGCGCACGGCGGGAGGAACTGTGTCAACTCCACCCGGAGGACGTCTACGAGGAGACCTACATGGACGATACCGGGACGGATAGAAAGGCGTGGGTACTGCGGATTACGGATTCAGGCGAGGGACAGAAGGTCAAGAACATCGGCAGCGTGCGCCGGGTTCCCATCCATGAGGAACTGATCGCCCGCGGCTTCCTGGAATTCGCACAGGCACAGCGAGGGGATTCACGTCTGTTCTCAGGCTTGACCCCAGACCCTGCCGGTGCCGTAGGATCAGCCTTCGGCAAGTGGTTCAATCGCGCCCTTCGCAACGTCTGCGGCATTACTGATCCCAAGCTGGTATTCCACAGCTTCCGGCACGCCTTCAAGGATCACTGCCGGGCGCTGCTGATCTCCGAGGAGGTGTCAGATGCGCTGTCTGGGCACGCCAGCGGGAAAGTGTCCAGACGCTACGGCGGGCTGGCGTTCCCGTTGCATCCGCTGGTGGAGGCAGTCAAGAAGTACCGCGTGCCGGGGTTGGTGTTGCCTTCATAAGCACCTGCTGTTATAAAGCGGGGCACAAAACAGGCGGATGTACTTAACGGAGTTCTCATGCTGACTATCCGTACCCTCTTTCTTCTCGCGCTCTATACGGGCGGGCCGATAACGTTTATATATCTGACGTTCTTCGATAGTCACTATACGGGGTGGAATTGGGTGTTCATTATTCCCATGAATGTCGCACTGTCATTTGTTTGGCCTATTTATTGGCTGATCGCCGCGCTCAATTAGTTCCACTCTTCACCCCCCCCAAGCCCGCAGCGCCGCCTTGTCGTCATTGCACCTGTCCAGTGCGATCTGGTAGTCCAGTACAGACTGCGCCAACGCGCCGTTGGTGCGCTGGGTGGGTGGGGATGGTTCAGGACAATCAGCGAGTAGAGCTGCGGGCGGTACCTGGCGCTCGATTACCGTACAGCCCGTCGAGAACAACGTCAGGCACAGGCTCGTCGCGCCAGTCAGAATGGGCTTCCAGTGCACGGGTTAACTCCTTCTGGTTCTTGTCGGCACGCTCGGCGGTTGCCTTGGCGCGTGCCATGTAGACGTTCAGGCTATTACGGGTTGCGGTGAGGGAGTGCGTCAGCACGGCCACCTCGGCCCGTGCCTCGGCGATGTCGCGGCTCAGTGCCCGGTTGCGGTACGTCTGTACCGCCCCCACTGAGCTAGATGCCAGGAGTAGACCAACAAGAATGCGTGTGAGAAGGCTCATGCGACGCCTCGGACAGGCGTAAGGCAGAGATCGCGTTCAGCAGCCCGGCGCTTGACCAGCCCCGGCAACACACGACCCCGAGCCTTATTCCAGCGTGGCAATTCGTCGCACGCCCCCTTGCGGTCGCCCGCGTTCAGCTTCTTTAACAGGGTAGACCGCGAGAAGTTCCCGTGACCGACGTTGTAGACGAAGCTGGTGTAAGCGGCCAATTCGTGCTCGTTCAGCGGGACACGGGTCAATGCCAGCACGCTTGCCATGGCGGTATCCACGTCCTCGCTCAACAGCACAGCGCAGTCAGCGAGGCTACGCACCTGCCCCATCACGACGCCTTCGGTGTGACCGGCACAAATCGTGGGGATACCTACCGGGTCGCGGTACGCGTGGGTTCGCGTTCCTTCAAAGGTAGTGACCAGCCCCGTGGCAATAACCGTGGCAGCGGTAATCGTCGCCGCCACGCCCCCCTTAGACCAGCGCACCATTACTCAGGTACTGGTACGAGAAAGCCGTCACCTCCGGCGGCCTTGTCGGCAGCGTCGGCAGCAGCGATAAAGAAGTCGCGCAGGTTCTCGGCGGCCTCTGTTGAGGCCACGCCACTGACGGCGTTCATCTCCACCTGCGAGATGGCACGGGCTACGTCCACGCGCAGCTTGAATCCCCGCACCAAGTGCCGCAGGTCGGGTAAATCTACATAGTTCATAGTGTTCCTTATCGTTTATACCGATTCATGAGTGACCCACGCTTAGGCGGGTACATCGCCGGACGACCCAGCGGGTTCCTGCGCCACGCCTCGAATTCCGCCTCACGCTGGCGTTCAATCGCGGCTTCCTGATCAATGCCTACGAGACGCACCCAGTACCGCACGGCCCCAGCCAAGGCGTCCAATCGGTCGTCGTGGGTCAGGGACTGCTTCTCACGGGTAATGAAGGCAATCTGATGGAATAGCGAGTACGTGTTCCGCTTCTCCAAGGAGTAACTCGCTAAAGAGCCAGGCTCCTTCCGGGCGATGTCGTCGTTGAAGATCAGAGCGCCACGCGCCATCACAGGCTCTAACGTGTCGATGATCCGTAGTTCCTTCTGACCAGTCTCGTAGACCTCTTCCAGCGCGCAGCCGCCGCTGTTCACATCGGCGTACTCGCCGCGCAGGATCGGCAACCACGTGTGCAGGTAGGCTCCGTGGCCGAAGTTCTTCTCAATCAGGATGCGATTGACTCGCCACTGTTTAGCAATGCCCGCCAGCTTCCTGAACGATTCCATCGAGTACCCACCCGGCACGCCGCCCACATCCAGCACCCAGATGTTGCCGTTCAAGAAGCCCACCACGGCGTAGCCGGTCTCGTCGCCATTCTTGCCTCCACCTGCGGGGTCTACGTACATGACAGTGCCTTGCAGCTTAGCGCGTTCCTCGCTGGTACTCGAAGGCACCGCCAGCGTGTAGCCTGTACCGTTGATTTCGTAGGCAATGGTCTCCTGTGTCAGGAGGCCCGGCTGGATGCTCATGGGGAACATCTCCCCTGATACACGCATGCTCTGCACGCGAATCAAGCGCAGCGGGTACCTGTCCGCATCGGCCAGCTTCGTGTTCAGCATGTGCTGTAACTGGAAGTAGCTCGGCCCCTGGTCGATTTCCTTCTTGCACAGGAATTCCTCTGTCCCTGCGGGGAGATCGGGATCCAGCGGTGCACCCTGGTCGCCCAGCGGCCCAAAGCGCGGAGTGCTCAACTCGGGATCGGCTGCCAACGCACGCAGGATGTACGGGGCCAGCAAGTCGCCGTAGTTCTCTAGCTGCGCTTGTGTGGGGTAACGCCCCGTCCAGATGCGCACGGTGTACCCGCGCCCTGGTAGCGTGTTATAGATGGAGTTGATCGACTGTGGCGTCCCCAGGTAAACGATGCGACCTGTTGCGCAAATGGACGGGAAGTCTCGCGTCAGATTCAACAGGGCTTGGCGCTGGTACTCGGTTTGCGAGTTCTTCTGCGATTCGATGTCATCGGCAATCAGTAGGTCTGCCCGCTTGCCTTGCAGGTTACCGGTAATCCCGATGCACGCCACGCTGGGTGACTTATCCAGCCCTTTGAGGGAATGGTGCACGTCGAAGGCTTCCACGCTGGTTCTATCCCCAGCGTTGCGGTCGGGGCGCAGACATTCCAGCACATCCATTGTCAGGATGATGCGCACCACTAGCGTGGAAATCTCGTTAGCCTGAGTGCCACCTGCGGACAGGATCAGGATGCGCGAGCGCGGTTCGTGGATCAGTCGCCAGACGGCGAAGGCGGCGGTGATGGTGGTCTTGGCTTGGCCGCGCTGGGCCTGAATCATCAGGTAGTGTGGGCCGTGCTCCAAGAATTCGGCAATGTCCCGCTGAATCCCGGTGGTGGAGAAGCCCAGCTCGGTCATCACGTCCTCAAGGAACGGTGTGAACGTGCGGTACGCGTTCTGCACCAACTCCAACATTTCCCAACGGATAACTGCCTGATCGGTGCTCTCCCGCTGTGCCATTACAGCACCTGTCCTTGGATACCGTCGAGCACGTCCTCAATGTCTTCTGGTGTTGGGGCACCTGTTGGGGCACCTGTTGGGACAGCGACGGAAGGTCGGATCGGTAGGACGTTGCCGTCCCGCTTTGCCAGCTTCTCGTCCAGCTTGCGCTTAAGGTCGCTCAAGCCCTGGTTATCTTCGATGCTGGCGGTGATGTGGTTGTCTTTCAGGAACTTAATGGCCGCGCCGATGTCGGCAGCGGATGCCTCGCTCTCCAAGATGCGGCGGGTGAGTTCCGCGGCCACCACGCCGTGTAGGGTCGAGAGCGCGGCCTCGGTCGCTTTAGTCATGTGGCTTCCTTCGGCGCGTGAACCAGTTGCGCAGATTGGTGAACACCGTAGGCCCGAGGGCGACCATCTGCCACAATAGATAAACGATGGTCACAAGACCTACGATGTCGGACATGGGTAGGCCGAAGTAGGTGTACGAAGCGCCAGCAGCGCCGACACCGACGTTCGCGCCCGTTTTTACGGTGTCGGCGTGTTCAATCATGGGATTCCTTGTGGTTGAGATTGATGTGGACGGTGATACACTTTGGGCCTCATCAGGAGCACCACGTATGGCAATCACGTTCGATACGCTCGAATACGTTAACGCGCTTAAAGCCGCCGACGTACCCGACAAGCAAGCCGAAGCGCAAGCCAAGGCCATGTGCCGCGTGCTGGACACGGCGCTGGCGGATCATGCAGTCACGCTGGCAACCAAGGCAGACATCGGGCTTCTGAAGGGAGACATTGAACTTCTGCGTAAGGAAATCGCCCTTGCCCGCCGCGATACCATCATTTGGCTGGGTGGGATGTTGATCGCCGGATTCGGCCTAGTGCTACGTTACGTTACCTAACCTGTTCTACTGTCAAGCATCTCCGGCCAGTCGATGTCTTCCGGGAACCCCGCTTGTTGCGGTACGTCGAGTAGTGCTCGGCGGTACGTAGCGAACGCTGCTTGTTGCTCGGCGGTGTACTCCGCCCAGCGCAGAGGGTTCGAGACGATGGCATCCAGCCCCCGCAGAGCGGCGTTCCGCCGTGTGCGGACTTGGTACGCCATCAACTCTTCTTCGGACGGCTCGGTATCGAGGTACGACTCGATGTTCTCCCCGAAGTGCGCGACGATGGCTGCGTGCTCCTCATCATCTGGGGCGCAGTAGAAGAAAATACCGTCTTCCCCTTGCACCATCAGGCCACCGTACTCGTTGACGCGTTTAGCGCTTGTGTATTCCATGATGGGTATCCTCGTTAGTTCCTTAATATTCGTTCCCGCCGGAGGGGCTAGGATATGCGGCCTGCGGGTACACAGGCAGCGGGAGCACATGCGGCGCGTGCGCGTTCGATAAGAACCGTAAATTGGTGTACTCCGCGACACCACTCACCAGACGTAGTTCTATTTGGATGACCTGGCCTCGGGTAACGCTTATGTTGAGCGTTCTGTCAATGGGTGTGGAGCCATTATTGTTCCAGTCAGCGATAGTTTCACCGTTCCTCTTGACGTAAACGCGTCCACGATGGCTGAGACGGAGCCTGATTGTTCCGTTGGCTGCTGCCATTACTGCACCCGAGACGTGCTGCTCCATCTGGGATGTGG